CGTGGTGCTTATTGGTTGGTTGTTAATCGTCTGCTCCAGGAGCTTGGCATTGAAGAGCTGCAGGATAACTGCGGCCAAAAGCCTGAGCGTTTGTGGTATGGCAACACCAATGCCGAGGTTCATATGAATGAGCCTGCCTTTGTACCTGAGTTCCTGCTTAAGGATATTGAGTACGAAGAGACCACTAACTTTGTCAGTGCTGATGTCACAGACATTGACGTTAAGCGTTGTCAGTGGCTGCTCAGAGAGTTCCTACGCCCTTCCGAGGACGGAGAGTACGAGAGCTACTACGTACCACTTATGGCTGCTTGTGCAGGCGTAGGTGAGGTGCTCTTTGATGACTGGGTTGACTGGGTATTACGTGGTCATCACGGTGAGAAACGAGAGAACACGCAGCCATTTAAATGGCGTGGTCTTGGTAACTATGCAGGGCATACAACTCTGTATGGAATGGCTAAACGTCAGGACCCTAACTGGACACGTCACCTGCCTAGTGAACTTAAGTTTGGTGCCGTAGGTGGAGCTGTTGGTTATACCGAAACAGATCCACTTCCTGATATGGATTCGGTTATAAATGAATCGAGATCAACTATAAAAAAGGAGGCTAATATGCTTGAACCAGAACCGTTACCTGATGTATCGGTTGCTAAAAGGAGAGGTCGTCCTAAGAAATCATCTTCCGATGCTGCTGCAGAGCGTGAAGAAGATGTCCGCCAGGTCAAGGAGATCCTCCACGACCTGCGTAAGAATGAACTGACTGGTGCTATTGAGTACACAGATAACACTGGTAGATCTATCGCCTTACAAGGTAATGATCTAGACCTGATGACTACCAAGCTCTGCTGTGAGTTTGGTGTCTTTATCCCAGAGCCACGTGTTAAATCAGCTATCCAGTATGCGGCTGGCAAGAATAGCTACTGTCCTATCCGTCGCTACCTCGACCACTGCAGCGCTCACGCCAAGCCTCACGAAGCTTGGGACCGTATTGGAGAAGTCTTCCTAGGTAACAAGCACAACATCGCAACGCTTGCAATGCAGCGAATGATGATTGGTGCTGTTGCTCGTGCCTATAACCCTGGCTGCTCTATGTCCTGGCTACCCATCTTGGTGGGTGCTCAAGGTGTAGGTAAGTCAATGTTTGCACGCAACCTAGTACCACCTGCTCTCTTCTCTGAAGTCACCACACCGTTGGAGACACTGATGAAAGAGCAGTACAGATTACACGTTGCGTGGTTGCTAGAGTTACCAGAGATTGATAACTACTTCAACACCAGGAACATTGAGAACTTCAAGAACCTAATCACCACTCGATGTGATGAAGTACGCCGTCCGTATGCCAGCTTGCCTGAGCGTCTGCAGCGTAGGTTCGTTCTCATTGGTACTACTAACCGCAACCAGTTCCTTGTAGACAGCACGGGTAACCGTCGCTTTGTACCACTAGAAATTGGTGCTAACACACAGATCCCCTGGCGTCAGCTAGTGGATGAGCGTGATTCACTGTGGGCTGCTGCTGTAGCTGCTTATCGCAGTGGTGAAGATTATGAATTCAACAGTGGTGAGATTGCAGCCATTGCTGAATACATTCAAGAGTTCGGTGATCCCGACCCTTGGATGGAAAAGATCTCCGCCTATGTTGCTATCAGGCAAGAGGTTACAGCTGCTGAGGTACTAACCAACGCACTGGAACTTGACCCTCGCAGCCAAGGCAGACGTGAGTCACGACGTGTGGCTGATGTGCTGCAAGCAATGGGATGGAGACGTCTAGTCACCTCCCGTAAAGATGCCAATGGTAAGAACAAGTCTGTTCGTATCTGGCAACGTCCTAAGAACGATCCTCTTAACGAAGATCACATCTTGAACGACTTCTGATCACTATATATTTCAAACAATGAACACTAATGATATCCAAATCGGACTGCGTGTCCGTGTGAAATCCAATGATATGACTGCACTTATTGTTGGTAGTCCAGAGTATTACACCCCCAGAGCTAAACTTGTTCGTATAAAGTATGAGAATAGCACTCGCTATGAGTATATGATTACTACTCAGCTGACTGCATTGCCAGCTGAAGATCAGTACGTAGCACTTGGTGGGAACTATGTGAAACCAGAAGGAGATTTCTAATATGGCTGAGGCGGAACCTAATAAACGCAGAGGTGGTCACGCATACGGCAGACGTCATTTGCAGATGTCTAACACTGCTGAAGAAGGTGAACTGTGTATTTATACAGGTCACTCACTTGGTAGATTTAGTACGCACTCAATGCGATACGACAGCCATCAGGCTTGCGTTCGTTGTGTAGCTGCTGCCCGTGAAGGCAGACTGTCATTTGACATCAGCAGACTGCTAAAGCGAGAGCGCAAACGTGCTCTTAAGTTCTGGTCTCAAGTAGAGCTAGGTGATCCAGATGAGTGCTGGATGTGGGCTGGCTGTATCAACAAACGTACTAAGCAACCACAGTTTGCTTGGCGTCGTCATGGCATCAGCAGCTCTACTCAACACCACCCACAACGTGTGGCTATGTGGCTCACGTGGGGTGATCTTGGTTTTACTGGAGTCAAGACTACCTGTGGTGAGAAGTATTGCTGCAACCCATTCCACTTAATCCCACAACAAGTGGGTGTCTATGTTGATCAAGACAGTTACCTCGAATCATTTGAACTTGCCTGTCAGCTGCACACTTTAAAGCAGCAGATTGCTGAGTACATGATCGAAGAAGCACTCAAGCAGCAACAAAAAGATGAAGCTGACATCATTGATGAACGCGCTGACTTAGTACTTAATCCAGACACTGGATTTGCAGAAAGGTTTGATGCAGTCATGACTGACATGCTTGCTGGCAAACACATTAGTCAAACTGAACCTAAAGATCCTGGACGTTATCGCAAACCTGCTGATGACAACGAAGAGCAATAGCCCACGCTATTGCATTAACTAACTTAAACTAATCAAAGAGTCATTCGAATATGTCTAGACGCTCCGACCTACTACAGCAACTCATTCGATCCGACAAGCTCGGTGAAGATAAGAAACAAGAACAACAATTCTTGTTGGCTACTGCAGAGTTAATTCTGTACGACCTTGTTAATACTGCAATTAATGGTGTTGAAAAGCACGGTGCTGGGTCACTTGTTATCAATCTACTTAACGACTCAACGACATTTATGTCGGGTCACGCAATAGAATTTGATATTGCACAAGCAGAGCGTTACGAAGACGAAGATGTCCTTGAGTTTCTACGGAAACTAATGGAAGAGATTGATGAGAATGATTGGAGCAAGAACGTTTTGATTACCCTGATTAGTGATGCTGGAACAAGAACTTTTGCAGTCGAAGCAGGCGGGAGCCAAGAAAGCCTCCGAGCGTTTGCAGAAGAATTTAGCGGATAAGTTAAAGGCTCAAGGTCTTAAGCTACCTCTCTATCCCACACCTCAGATCATTGAGCGTGCACGAGAAGTAATGGGTAGCATTGACTTTGACCCTACGTCTGATCCAGTACAACAAGTGCTGGTCAATGCAACTTCCGTACCTTCTATAGAGATCAATCCTTTACAAGAACACTGGCACGGCAACGTGTGGGTGTCTCCTAAAGGAGCTGTCCGTAACTCTCGGATCTGGTTCAACAAAACAATCAATGAGTATCGCAACGGCTACATCAATAGCTTTGTGTTTTTTACCAGCGCATCAGAATTACTTCGTGCTTCTCCTGTCATCTGGGACTACCCAGTCTGCATACCATTCAAACGTATCAAGCAGCTGAAAGCTACAGGTAATGGATTTGAACCTGTCTGTCCGTCTACCTGGAATGGCATTATCTATGGCCCTCCTACCGAGCAAGTCATTAGTTCTATCGACAAAGTCACATTGTTCTACAACTGCTTCCGTGATATTGGTCGTGTAATTTACAACGAGTTTGCTGGTGATGGTTGGGCTAAAGATCTTGAATACTATGACGAACAGAAGGGAATGATCTAATGAGTAAGCACATCGATCAAACCTGCTTGTTAAATTTACCGTCAGGCAGTAACGTCTATCCTGCACGTCTCATTCATAAAGATGGAACGTTGATGTGGAAACACGCATTAAAGTTTAAAGATGGTGTGTATTGTTTACCTATGCAGCTATCAGTAGAACAGCACATAATAAAAACTGCTCAGCGCCTAGAGGAACTGAACAGCTGGGTGTCTCAAGACTTAGAGCCTTGGCAATGTTTTATCCCTTACGCTTGGTTCTCACCGTTTGATAGTGAGTTGACCGACGGTATCAGCGTATATTTCACTCACTCCCTCTACGATAATGAGTATATTTACGACACCCTGCTGCCTCATATTCAAGATCATGAGACACTAGAGCAACGCGATGAACTGTTGTTCTTCAAACGTTGCTGATATTTATTGTAGCTCTTCTGTAGTAGGAACTGGTGGGTAACATTCTTCATACAACGCCCTGTCGATTACTATAAAATCTGCTGTTTCGTTTGGATCAAAGTAATCAATTTTCATCCAACCGGGAGAAGTTTCTACTGCTCCAATGATTGTCCACGAAGCAAGCAGCTCGCAGAACATTACTACTCCATTCATTGCTCTCCCTCCAGCTTTTCAATCAAGCGTATGAGATACCACTGAGCTTTCTTAAGGTCTTCAAGTGGGTTGTCCTTCAGCCAAACACGCAACAGATATTTAATAACTTGACCTTGCAAGAACCCTGATTGTGGTGTTGGTGCAACAGAAACCGCATCTTCAATGATCTCAATTGCTTCAGTCTTACCTGATGTGTAATGCGACGGTGAATTCACACGGTCTTCCTGACCAGTCCAACCATCAATACCCAGCCAAGCATCATTCAATGCGTGCTTACCTTCAAGACTTGTAAGCCATCTTTTAGTAGCAGGCTTACCTGGAACTCTAGGTCTAGTAGGATTTTTACCTTCGTTGTAATTAATCCTTTCCCAGTCGTCGTACTCTTCCAATTCTTTCTTAAATTTGTCGTAGTCCATGTATCGCACTCTTGGGATTCACTACCTAATATAGAAGAGATAAGAGAGTAATGAGAGATGGCTGCACCATTTAGTGACCCGACATATATTAAAGACAAGGACAAATTTTTTATGTCCGTAGCTACTACGATTGCGCGTGCTTCATCACACCCCACTGTTCCTGGTGGCTGTGTGCTTGTACGTGATCGAGAGATTATTGGAGACGGTAGATCCGTTCTCTGTTCATCCAA